CATATACGCCTCCCAAGAAAGCAGACAATGCTTTTGTAATTGTGGAACGTCGGCCGCATCCTAATTTTTGGTATATTTTACGGAATATTGCGTGGGCTGCACCCCAGATGTCAGTCTATATATTCTGCTCAGACGAGAATGAGGATTTTATCCGGACGCTGCTAGGGAACAAGGCGGAGCACTATAATATAATACGTGCTTTTCAAGGAAATCCTCCCCGCGAAAAAGCTATTCAAGATTATAATAATTTTTATACCGATTACCGGAATTATGAAATGATGGATGCCAAGTATATTATGACAGTTCAAATGGACATTTTTATTCGCCGTAAGTTGGATATGAATATGTTTATGACAGATTATTATGGAAATCCGTGGGCGTGGAAACAGGAAGATCCCGGTGGTGGTGGAGCAACTGTGCGGCGGGTAGCAAAAATGATAGAAATATGTCGGCGGTGGCGACCTAATCCTTCAATTGATTGTCCAATCTCTGAAGATGGATGGATTAATGAAAAAATCATTGAATGCGGTACTTGGCCAGAAGTAGGTATTCGTGCGACTGTTTTTATGGAAACTCTACTTCAAAATAATCCTTATGTTGTTCATCAAACATGGTCGTTTACTGATGTTGTTTTGAAAGAAGGTAGGGAAACATTTTTGGGTCTTTGGCGAAGTTTACTGATTTTTAGTGTGGACTAATCAAGGCGTGGTTAGAGCAGACCAAGAAACAGGGAACTTCTTCTCCAGTAGTACCGATACCTGATGGGCGTAATCCCGAATCTCCTTCTGAGCGTCGGGAGCATCACGAAGGCCACAAAGACGAGCATAGCCGTACAGTGAACCCGTCTCAATAAATTCAGTATACATAGACTGTGGCAAGACAAAGCGTGCCTGCTCGGGACATACTCCATCTTGAAGCATTTCCTTATACAAGTCCAGTGCCTGTGTATGCCACTGATGAACCTTATCTACTACTACATTGTGTGCTTCTACAGGAATATCCATAGACCCCTGCTTGACGGAGGGATTACGCTGACGCCACATCGTGGGTTCAAAGAACTCAGGATCTGTGTCTACATAACGGCGACTAATCTCATTACGAGAGAAGCCTACCGTGTGCCGGAACCATTCACGAGCAATCGGAATCGGCATCTTTAGACGAAAACGAATCTGCGGATGAAAGAAAGGACTTACGTGCTTGTGCGTTGCCAAATACTTAATTAGCTTTGCGTCACCGGGTGTCATTGCGGTAGATTCCTTTCCCATTGATACGCGTGCCGCATTAACAACCGTTAGGTCTGAGCCAAATACTTCTAGGAGTTCTACTTCAGGCATGGTTGCGTTTGTTTTTGATTTTAGTTACTTCAAATTTTGTTGGCCCTAAGCAAATTCCGGAAAAATACGAGGGCCCGACGCCTTAAGAAGCATTTTAGGCGTTAACTTTGTCGGCGATTTATCGTATTTTAGTTTGCGTGTCTGCTTGATTGTGTGCGGGTATTTATATGATTTTTCTGTCTTAAATGTCTTCGCGTACATATTCTGTAGTTCCTTTGTTGGTAGTTTCTCAAAAATCCAGGCATTCTTGCAAACCTGTTCCTTATAACCTGCTTTTAGACACTTCTTTGTGAATTTTCTAATAGAAGTTTTCTTCATTCCTATAGTTATGCTGTATTTTTCTTCTTATAGATTAAGATGCCTCCAAGGAGACTCAGTATAAGCACGCCAAGTCCCGCAAGTCTAGAACGCCAGTATCCTACAAATCATATCGCTTATGCTACAAATACTGAGGCTAGGCGTACTTTAGAAGCACAACGCAAAAGATATTTTACTAATGCGGAATGGACTAAAGAGTATGATAAATACAACAGAATGGAAACGGAACGAAATTTTAGAAATACGCAAAATGCTTTGAATCGCAGAGGACTATGTAGGCGATTTACAAATGCTGTTGATGGCACTATAAAATACATATGTGGAATTCAAAGGAAAAGAACACGTAAACGCAAGCATAAGAGAAATCTGACTCGCCGCGTTCGTTGAAAGTTTAAAACATAAATCCGAAGTCTCAACAGATGGGAGCTAACCAATCCGTTGATGCTTCACACATACGCATCTGGAATAATTTGTGCGGAATTCAAAATCCGGCGACAAAGGCCCAAATGCTGGAAACTTTGCTAGCGTCACCTGAATACCGCAACGCACTGAAACAAATGGGCGTTCATTCATTCTGCTTGCAGTGGTTGGCTGGTTATAATCGTGGGCAGATTTATCAGTGGCCCTATGCTGCTGTTGGTCAGCAACCACAGCAACCACAGCAAGGGCCAGCGTCTAGGACGCAAGGGCAAGGGCAACAGAGGCCGCAACAGCAGCAAAACTACGGAAATGAACTCATAGAGCACCCCGCTCCCAAGAAAGCCCACGACTATTTCACCGAGTGCTGTGACCTTCTAGCAATAGATGAAACTCAGCCGCTTTCAACCGAACTTATCCGAGCCGCATATAAGAAAGCCGCTGTCCGAGCCCATCCTGACCGTGGTGGAAATCCCGAACTCTTTGATGCTGTAACCCGAGCATCCGCCTATCTTCAGAAAATCGTTGACCGTGTCTCCGGCATAAGACAACAAGCAGCGGCTATCAACGCTCATGTGCCGCAAACACAGGCCGAGTTAGATAATTACTCCCAGCAACGAGCAGGTTCAGTTGCTCAGCTACAAGACAGACCGCCTGTTGCTTTGTCACCCAAGAAGTTGGATATGTCACTCTTTAATCAACTCTTTGAAGAGAACAAGTTACCCGACCCGGAAAAGGATGATGGCTACGGAGACTGGCTCAAAACAACAGGGCAGAGTGATACAGTTCAAGAAAATTCTACTCTCCGAAAGAAATTCGCCCTGGATACTTTCAATCAGGCATTCCAGCAGGAATCACGCCAAACTGGAGGAGGTGGAAATGGAGCATATTATCCTTCTGCTATAATCCTACAACCAACAATGGGTGTTACGCTAGGTGGAGAAAAGCCGGCCGATTTCACGGCGGCCTACGGTTCACGGACACAATTCACAGATTTGAAGTCGGCCTATACATCCGATTCTACATTCAGTCAAAATGTGGCGTCTGCAGCAGCTTTACTCGGGTCGCGGCCCAGCAATCTGAAAGACATGGAACGAGCCCGCTCAGCACCTGTAACTTTGTCAGCAGATGAGCAGCGTCGTGTACGAGCAGCTGAAGACCGTGAAAAGATGCTAGAGGATCAGAGGGTTCGCCGAATGGCCCAGCAGGATGAAGTTGCTGGGCGTTATCATGATAATCTACAGAGGCGTTTACTGGTAAATAATTAGCCACTTGTAATAGAGAAGATGGCAGCTGCTTCACAGGGTGAATTAACTGGCTTTGTTATTTTAATATTAATCTTTTCAGCGGCGACTTTACGGTATATTATAAAAGATAAGGTTGAAGCTGCAAAAGACAAGTTCGAAAATAATAAGGCTGTCCATCTTTGGTGGGTAGTAGATGATTTAGAAGGAAATGCTCGTCAGTGGTTAGATTGGGGTTCACGCCTTCAAAAAAGAACACGGTCCCCCTTCTTAAACATTCATCTGCGTCGCTGCAAGGAATTCCATGACAAGGATTTTGTAGTGAATGTAATGCTAGGCCGCGATGATGTTCATCGTGTTCTCCGCGAACATGGTGTAGACGTTCCAGCAGAAGCCTCAATTGCTCCATCTTGGCTATGGAAAGCGTGGGCTTCCGCACAAATGGTATGCTATGTGGGCGGTCTTTGGGTGGACTCCCGCATCTTATTTATTAAGTCTATCGTACCTGTTCTCGGAACTGCGAAAGCCATGCGATTTGGCACTGACCCTGAAGAAGAACGGGGTAATCGTGCGTCTGATGAAAATCTCTGCTGGGCTATTGAAGAGGGCTGCGGTCTATGGCAGAGTTATGCTCGGGATATGGACAAACTTGTGCGTGGCGGTCCCTTGTCATGGAATTCAGCCAAGATTCGTCGGGCCATTCGTTATTTGCAGGATAAACACTTATCCGGGCAAGTACCGATTAATACTGTGGCTGAATGGACACGTTTCAAGTCAGGTAAAGCTATTCAATTGGAGGATTTAGTAACACGTGTTGTTCCTTCAGATGATTCAGGCATTGAACTTCCAGGGCCAAATGTTGTTGCTGTACCACTACCCGATACACTTGAGCGGTCTATTCCAAATGCTTGGTTTCTTCGTCTTTCAGAGGATCAACTCCTAGAGGCCAAGTTTCTATGGGCTCATCTTGCGATTCCTGTTTCGTTGACATAATACTATATTCATGTGTTCTAATTGGACCTATGCGGATTTCTTTACTTACTAGAACGTGTTCTGACGCTTTAATAATTTGTCGGAAGATCTTCTTGCAAGATTGATAGTCATAGGCGTCGGGCCTTCTGCTTGGATAATAATAGACCATTATCCCATTGAAGACCTCAAGCGTTATAGGATTCTGTGCTGGAAATTGCAGGGAACGTCTATCGCGTAAATTTTTAAAACCGAATGCTTTTATCCATTCGGTCGCAACATCCGGTGGTAATTCTGAGCGGAAAGAGGTCATCCTTCTGTATTTCTCCTGCGAATACTTTTAAAGTGTCGAAGAAACCGAAGCGACGCTGGATAAGACGAATATGGACTTCCGAGCACCGTTCATTCAGTTTGATAAGCTCAATTGGATTGAAAAATGAATATACTTGTGTGATAATTTGAATATAATGAAGAATATCTTCAACAGTGTATCCTATAATCAAAAGGTCATGAAGATGCTGAAAAATCTTAAATACATCATTTTGAAGAATTCCTACACAGACTTCGCGAATAGCATTAACGGGAGGTGGAGTAATATATGTCTGAATTTCTTGAAGACTTATTTCATAGACTGTATCTTCTGTTGCTTGGTCTTGCTGCTGCGTTTTTACGGCTTCCAGCAGTCGTAAGAGAAGACAGAATTGCCGGGCATTTCCGAGGCAGAAACCAACTATCCAGTTCTTAGAATCTTGCGTTAATTCAATGTGGGGAGCATAACGTTTCTGAAACACTGTTGTGTGTTCAAAGAGATTGATTGGAAGCAGTTGAAGAATGACTGTGCGGCTTTGAATCGGTTCAATGAAAGATTGACTTGTGCAGGAGGAAAAGAGGAATTTAACATGGGTTTCATATCGTTCCATGAGGCGACGCAAGGCCTGCTGTGTTAGGACGGGCAGACTATCCGCATCATCAATCCAGACCCAGGCCGTAATATCATACTTGCGATTAGACCGGAGAAACTCAACCAGTTTCTGTCGCAAGGCCGCAATACCACGGTCATCGCAACTTGAGAGTTTCAGGATATAACGATTCAATTCTAAACTAGGAACATTTCTGAGCACATAGCGAAGAAACTGTTGACAGAGAAAAGTCTTTCCTACACCAGTTGAACCAGTTAGTAATAAATGTGGATAATCATCTTTACATGCAAGAAGATATTCAATAATATGAGATTGACCTACAACCTCTTCCATTAGTTGAAATTCTTGGATGGTGCTTAAATGCGGAATACCATATTGAATTAGATGCCGAAGGATTTATACGAAACCCTTGAAATTGAACGCGGGGCTTCGCCCGATGATATTAAGAAGGCGTATTTCAAGGCTGCTCGTACTAAGCATCCGGATAAGGGTGGCTCAGCAGAGGAGTTCAAGGAGATTCAGCGTGCTTACGAGACTTTATCAGATGCGGGCAGGCGGCAGATGTATGATATGACTGGTTCTGAAGAGGGGCAGGGCGGTCAACAGATGGGCCATGGAATGGGAGGCAATCCATTTGAGCAGATGATGCGTGGATTTGCTGGAGCGGGAGCACCAGGAATGGGTTTTCACGTGGATGTAGGCGGCATGTTTGAGCAAATGTTTCAAGGCGGACCGGGTGCTCAGGGTTTTTTTGGTGTACCTATAACATCTCAACAACAGGGGCCACCACCGCGGACAGGGAAAGGACCGAGCAAGATGCATGAAATTAATATGAATCTCATGGAATTCTACAAGGGTCGTGAATTGCGTCTTGTGTTTAATCAGGGCAGATTTTGCTATGCGTGTAAGGGAGACGGTGTAACTAGTTTTGTTGAATGTGGAGGATGTGGAGGTCGCGGCTTTAATATCCAGCAGATGCAAATTCAACCGGGAATGTATGTTCAGACACGGGGTACATGTCGTGAATGCGAAGGAAAGTGTCGTAAGCCGGGGCCGCTTTGTACTGTCTGCTCGGGGTCGCGTATTCTGAATAGAGAAAAGACGTTGGATGTTAAGATTCAACCGGGAATGCGTGACGGTCATCAGTATACATTTGTTGGTGAATGCTCAGACCAGATTGATTTTGCTCAGCCGGGTGATGTGATTTTAGTTCTCAAATGTCCTGATATAACCGTTTATACATGGACAGGGAATGACTTGGCAACTGAAATAACGATTACATGGATTGAATCTGTTACTGGATTTACTCGGACTTTGGGCGATCATCCTTCAGCTACACAAAAAACAATTGTGTGGAATGGAGATATCTTGCTGAATGGAACTAAGTTGCGTGGTCTAGGGTTGGGAATGCCCACAGGAGGCAGTTTTGGTGATTTGATTGTATCAGTCAAGGTTACACAGCCGGATGCTGGGGTAAATGTAAAGGCACTTTTAATGCAGGCTCTTACAGAATCGCAAAAGGCGACTGCTGAAGGAGATTGTATTTTGACACGGTCAACTTAACTTTACTTGCCGCCGGGAACAGTTAACGCACCGCCGAAGTTGGGGTTGACCTGGTTCTCATCGGACCACTGCTGGCTGAGGCCAGCTGCCTTGAGTTCCTGCGGATTCAAGAGCAAGTAATTGCCAGAGGCGGGTACAGCCTCACCGTAACCGAGGGCTCCACCACGCTGCTTCTGCTTACGTGTTCGGTTCTGCTGCTGACGGTTCCTGTTCCTGTTCTGCTGCTGGCGATTCTGCTGCTGACGATTCTGCTGCTGGCGATTCTGCTGCTGACGGCTGCGATTGCGATTCTGCTGCTGACGGTTCTGCTGCTGGCGATTCTGCTGCTGGCGGTTCCTGTTCTGCTTGCGGCTACGGTAGCCTCCGCCGAACTGCTGTACGGCCTGGCGGGTTTGGGTTAGGGCCAAATCCAGAGGAGCTGTGGCTGATCCACCGAGGACGCCAGACGCAGCAGTCGTCATCGGGCCAGTCATGCTAGAAGAGAGGACTTCACCGAGTGACTCATAGGGAGCCGGTGTTAGGGCACCACCACGCTGCTTCCGCATCTTGCGGCTGCGATGTAATGTAGAAGTCATCTTCTGAAACTGCATTCCTTGCTCTGTTATACCTTGAGGAATTTTACCCATCATGGCGGCTTGGCTAGTTGCATATCCACCCCTTTGCTTTCTGTAAGAGCATTTAGAAGACATTTATCCTACTAATACAACAGGAAATTTCTTCTTTTGGAGCCGAGCAGCCAATTTTGTATAACGGTCACTGCGGGGCTGTGCGAAAACAATAAACGCGGTTCCCTCTTTCATAATCTGCGTATCTCTTTGAATTCCAGCTGACTTTCCTGCAGACCAATCGGCTTTCATATAACGCATTGGAATATTGTTCTGTTCACACCACATATAAATCATTCCGCTTGTATCTTTACCTTCGTCTGATAAAAGGACAAGGTCAGGTGGGGCTCCCATTTTCACAAGAATATCATTCATGATGGTCTTTTGAAAATCGTGAAAATTGCTGCGTTTGTGACCGCCAAGAACACCAAGAATCTTTCTTGCTGGTCTTGTGTTTAGTAAGGCAGGAGTCCATGAAGAATCTTCGCTTTCCGTTTTAGTAGAACTGATGAGCCAAGAATTAAGGGACATTCTGCCTTTTGTTAGGAACAAAAATGAATTCAAATTTAAGCAGTTGCTTTACGCAGTTGCCGTAGAAGGCCGACCCGATGAGGACGGCGTGCCCGAATTGCCTGTCGTGATGATCTTCTTCTTGATAGAACCGCTGACAATGTAGATGGAATTCTCCGTCATAACAATGTAGTCGTTAACGGCCTTAAAAATCTTCTGGATGGGGCTGGTGTACTCCTCCGCATTCTTTACAAGGATACGCTCCTTCGTATCCGGGTCCTCACCGAGAAACGCCTTCGAATTCTTAGTATCATTGTAGTAATCTAGTAGAATCGGCTTGTCCTGCTCTACGGCGATACGGGCGGCGTGGGCCATTGTCTTATCACCGGGAATCTCAGTGGTCTGGATGGAACCGCCCTGCTGGGTAAGAGCAAGCTGCTGGTTCTGCTGCGGCTGCTGAGCAGGCTGTTGCGGCTGCTGGGATGTCGTGCTCATTTTGCTTTAAAACTAGGGGTTTCATTTTTTTGGTATTTTTTACGCGCTTACAAATGTAAACTCCTGCATGTGGCGGGGGCTAGGATGCGTTATCCAGCGGCTTTCATTCTTCTTTGAGACAATCTTCTCAGGCATCGGCCTACTAGGAGGCAGCGGCCGGATGATTTCCTCAGCATGCTTTGTAATAATCATATTCACATACTCATAGGCTTCTTCAATTTGAGCCAGGGTACGAGCACCCGTAATAATAAGTTTACCCGTTTGAAAAGGAGCAATTGTAACTGTCTTGCAAGAACCGAGTTCTAGGCCCGTGCCAGAGCCTAAGCAGAGTGTGGGGCAGCCACAGAGACCAGGCATCGTGGTAGCCGGTCGCTTCTCATTTACGAAATACTTGGTATTTACACCCTGATAAATATCCGACTCAAATGTGCTGAAGAGTTTATATGTCTGTACGAAAATCTTGTGAAGACGGTCGCGACGAACAGGAACACCGATACTATAGTCTGAATTCACAAGCTGAATAGCATACCGATAGAGGATGGGCTCGGGATAGTCGGGTGTTGGTGGAAAGACCTCCTTGTACATTTCTGTTGGGACTTTATCCTTCAATGTTCGTAGTAGAACAATAATAGACTGCTTACCCATTTCCTCCGACAAAATGCCGGTCATTTGAACACCGCCGTTTGAGAATAACTTTACATTCACCTCCTTCCACTCATTTTCATTGGTGGCAAGACGAACAATAATCGTTGCCTGATTGTAAAACTTCTTCTTCTGCTTCTTCCTCTTCAGCATAATGTCATGGCGACACATTCCCTTTTTATTCATATTATGCTCCATCTTCAATATACCTTCTGCTAGACACCAATAGGGCATGATAGGAACTGCTGCCCATAGCTTCGGAATATCAATCTTAGTGCCGATGTGGCCTGTAACAGTCATAGTGCTAATTCTTAGCGGTGTGATTGTAACTTTGGCGGTGTTTACTTGTGCCATCCTAACCTTTGAACTTAAGGAGGCTTTAAGTTGGCTTTCAAATTTATGATTTTTTGAAGACATTCAAATAGGTATCCTGCGGAAACATTTGCTAGACACCCAATAATTATAAAATAAGACAAATTTTTGACAAAATTAGGGTTAAGCACTGCAATAATATTTAGTGGTTTTATTCATATTAGCCCTATTCCAGGGATCTACCCATGTTTCTCCATAACGACAATATGGATTTGTACCCCCGCAAAAATTATAATATTCACCCGGACAAAAATTCCTATTGTTTGGACGGGTTAGAAGCCATCTTGGATCATTTTCACCTGCTGGGAAGATATTAGGTTTGTCACTTGCTGTTTTAGTTTGACACGTACCATCGCGGCATATTTGAGATGCTGTACAATCACTATCGTCTCTACAATTAAAATTAGGGCCGTTATAATTTGAACACCAACTTTCATAGCATTTTTCTGATCCTTTACAAGCACCATTATAATTACATCTTTCACCCAAATGCTCAATGATTGGTTCCCCAGAAGTCATTAATAAAAGCAAGGCTAAAGCAGAAAGAAGTAAAAAATTTATTAGAAAAAAATTTTTCATTTTATAATATACATAGAATTAATACTAGGCATTGTATACTTTTAGATTATACTAGACTAATTTTCTCTTAAGTGTTTTTCTTCTGCGTACGTGAACAATATTTCCATGACGTATAGGTGTTATTCTTCCATTAGGTAAAAGTGTCAATGGTCTATAGTGTCGTGAAGTACCCACATTACTACCGGGAATAGCTGTACCAACTGCTTTTAAGGCTGCTAATTGATGCTCAGCAGAAATACTGTGCCTTCTCTTACGGAGATTCGGATTGGGACCTTTTACATAACTAGTAATTTGAGTACCTCCTAACATTTCTCCAAGGATACCAGCAGGTCCGGGTCCAGCCCCTTGCGGTAAAAAATTCTCTAGTCCACCACGTGTTGATGTCATAGCAGGAACTAACATCCTTCCACGTATTCTCGCTTTTTCTTGCACAGACCATTCATCCCCAATAAAATATATTTCTTGGGGATCATTTTCGGATGATTCTAAAATTATTTCTAAAATTAATTTCATCTGCTCAAATATTTCATCTGCTTGCTGCTGATTCGGATTTTCCACGTTAAGATATGGTATTTTACCAAGATCTTCTATAATATCATGGGAAGCATCTGTTGATTCTATAAATCTTTGGATATTTATGCAGGCTTCTTGAATATCTTTTGATGAACGGGTCTTAAATTTTTCTAGATACTCTAATAGTGTAGTGTAGAATTCAATACCAGGTGGCTGATTATCTAACGAAGGCTTTTCATATGCTGGAAACTCCGGCTTAGGTAAGAAACTTCGCACTTTATTTGTAATACGTTTGCAAAGTCCACGAACGCAATTCATTCCACCTCGTTGGCGACGCGTCTTCATCTAAAGTAAAAACTCTTTTTAAAAAACAATGGAAGAAGAAAAAACCAAGTTTGCTTCCGGCATTCGTGTGCTAAAAGTTTTGATCCACGATAAAAGTGATATGGAATATTATTTCCGAACCTACGGAAAGATTGAAAATTATCTTTTTCCGAGTATTCGTGATATTCTAATGAAAGTAAGGCCGAATTACACAGACTACCAGCAAGAATTCTTAGCGTCATTCAAAGAACTTGTGGAGAAGCGTGGTTTTACTGGATATGATACCTATTTTGATAGCATACCGCCTAATAATTGGTTATCCGATTGTGGCGTCAAGCAGTAAACTTCTTTTCCTGTGCGTCAAATGTCTCGTGAAGGAGTTGCTTGAGCGGCTCGGTAGAATGCGGAAAGAGGCTGACATACATACATCCGTGGAGGAGTTTAGTAAAAACTTCCGGCGAATGATTGTCCCAGCCCAGCC